GATTCCCTGAACGCCCTCTCTGACAGATTGGAAATTCAGCGCGCCAACTGAGTCATCAACCGCTATGCCATAATTATCTTTCATGTAAGACTGCATTTCTGCAAATGCCTGCGTGTCCTCAACCGCTTCAAACGTCTGCCCTTTTGCTTTTATTGTATCACCCGGCGCAGCCTCTTTCAAGCCCGACGTGTCACCATCAACGAAAGATTTTTCCCAGTCCTTGTATTTCATGTTCGCCGGGACGGTATAGGTCTTCCCATTTTCGTCCCTTGCCACACGTTCGCCGACATCGAACTCGTCATCAAAATATGGCACCGTCGTAGTCCGGCACCACGGGTGGAATGGTGGCGCTGTAACGCCCACCTCCCACTCGGACATGTTAAACACCCGGCCGTCCATGGATCGGCACAGATCAGACGTGACGGAGTCCAGTGTCGCAACGATCTCGTACTGATCCACATCCAGCTCCTTGAAACAGTCCTTTTGAGCCTCAGAGGAGAAGTATGCCTGTTCAGTCATCACCATACGGCCTGCGACGTTCTTTGAAACGTCCAGCTGCTTGGAGATCGTGTTGATTGCCTTCTGCGGATCCTGCCCAGTGATGATGCTCTGCGTTAAGGTCGTGTTGAGCTGCGTCACCAGCTTGTCTTTGTTGGCCCACACGCGGTCTGAGAAGTTGCTGCCGTCAGATGCCCACGGGCGGTTGATAACCTTGTCTATCGTCTTGTCGTCCAGCACGGAAAAGCTCCAGCCGACACCGACGCCCTTTTGTACCTCGAAAGCCGTGTGGTAGTATCCGGCCTTGTACACATCCCGCATAGTCTCATCCAGCGTGTCCAGCTGGTTCCCGAAAAGCACCTCCATGTCCTGCTGGCACTGCAGTTTCAAAGCGTCCAGCCTGCTGATATGGTACTTCGCGGACGCGTTCTCCAGCTCCTTCATCCATTCGCCGGTGATGGCGTTCTCCTGTCCGTGTTTGATGTATTCGTCAACGTCCCACTTAAACTCTGCCAGTTCCTTCGCATTCAGCCACTGCTTGGCCTCCTGCAGCGTGATACCATTGTTCTTGGCAAACCGCTGGTACCACACTGAGATTTTTGCCTCAATGGATTTCTGGGCTTGCTGGTACTGCCTGGCAATCTCAGCCTGTGCAGCCACGCCCCGATCATGCTGCGACTGCTCTATCTGGTTAAAGCGCCCCTGCCAGTAATCGGATGATTTCATGCTTTATCCTCGCCATCTTTGCCGTCCTTGTCTTCGGTGCCGTCCTTGTCGTCGGGGTTCTGCTTCTTGGACTGGTTACCAAACGGATCATAGCTCTGCTGGAACTCCTCCATGCTGGCAGCCTTTTCCTCCGCCAGCTTGTCAAGCTCATCCTGGACGTTGTCCACCCACGGATGATTCCGCACGATGGTCTCCTCGCTGATGATGCCGGAGGACTGCTGGGCGATCTGCGCCAGCTCCTGATCGTTCTGCACCTTTGTCCTTGTCCATGTCTGGAGCACCGCGTCATCCTTGATCTTGATGCCCATAACACGGCAGACGCAACGGATGAACCGGCCGAAGGATGGCCGGAATTCTGTCTCCATCAGTCCGGATTTTAGCTCCAGCAGGGAGTAAAGGAACTGCAGCGCCACGCCGGAGCTGTTGCCAAAATTCTGCGGATCCGGGTCAATGCCCATGCCCTGCTCAAAGATACATTTCCGGGTGATGCTCAGCAGTTTCTCCCTCGCCTCCACGGGCAGGTCAACAGTCAGCGTGGACACGCCGGAGCTGTCGCCGTTTCCGTCATTCTCCACTTTGATTGTCTTGTAGTACTTCAGGTCGGACAGAAACTCGTTCAGATCGGCACCGCCGTAGTTGGTCAGCACGAAGATGACTTCCTGGATGTCCTCCAGGTCGTTCACAAAGCCGCTGAACACTTTGCAGTATACATCGATCAGTGGCTTAATGTTCTGCAGGTCATCCGTGTGAATGTTGTTGTTGTCAAACGCGAAAAAGGGCACTTCCCCCATTCCGTGGGCGTACACGTTTGTTTCAACGCTCTGCCCCGCCTCTACCAGCGTAAAGTTGTTGTATGGCAGCAGTCCGTCCGCAACGGTGCGCCCTGCGGGCACCTGATAGGTGGAGCACTCCCTGTCGTTCCACAGCTCGTAGACGTCAAATTCTTCACCATCATCGTCAATGTCGTGGTAGATCCTCAGCACGCCCAGCAGCTTCCGGTCAAGTGACCGGGACCAGATCGGCTGTATCTGCTCCGACGGCACCACGGCGTAGTGGATCAGCCCGTCCTCTGCGGACTTCCACACATGCAGCCATCCCACGCGCTTGTTGGATGCCTCCACGCACAGGTCTTTGCAGACCTTCGGGTATTTGTCGCCCAGAAATGCCGTGAGCCTCTTGTTGGCCTCATCGGTGCCGATGTCAAAGAGTGGCGGAGCCGTGAACATGTAGGACGCCTTCTGGTTCACCAGCAGGCCGTGGAAGTTAAACGGGATCCGGTTGTCGGCGTTTCGCATGGGGGACACGATATCCCGTGACACCAGCTCACCGTCCTTGTCCTTTTCCGCGGACTTCTTGGCCTTTTCCGGCTCAAAAAGGATGTCCGTCTGGTTTTTGTAGTACCGCTCTGCGGTCATGGCCGACTGCAGGTATCTCGCGTGGACATCTGCATAGTTGTTGATAACCTTTTTCACGTTCTCTAGTTCCATAGCCCACCTACTTCTTCATGACGGAGACGCCTGTCGGTCTCCTGATGATCGTATATCCAAAATACCGGACGGAGTCCATCGCATGATCGAACACCTTGACCGGTTTATCTTCTCCCCGCTCTGCTGCCTTTGCATCCCACACATAGGATGCAAACTCCTGAAGGGTCATCCGGCAGTCTGAACAAAACCTGACGGAATTGTTCGCAAGCAGGGACGCAAAAAAGCGGATCCCGTCAAGCACGTCATTTGACGCCTTCTTGACCCGGAATCCACGTTTTTTCAACTCTGCTATAAAGGACGCCGCCGACGGATCCACGACAACCTTCTGGGGCTTTATCCCCCGGAGCATGTCTGTAAGATCGTCCGCATACTCGGCATCCGTTTTCTGCAGCTCTGTGTCACGGCCTGAGTAGTAGTACTCCCTGAGGCAGTACCACACGCCATCGTTTCCCTTGCCCCACAGGTGGAACACCGTGGCGTTCTGCGTACCATAGTCGCAGGACACATGGTAGCTGTTGGGAAGGATCGGCGGTATTGCCTCCGGGGCTACCACGTGCTTTTCCGGATTGAACATGTCATAGATCAATCCTTCAGCCATGACCCACAAGCCCAAAATGTAACGCTTAAAGAAAACACCACTGTACATCCCTCGGTACCGCGCTTTGATGCGCTCCGACAGGGACGGGTTATCATCCATCGTGAAATGGATGTGCAGCAGGTTCTTCTCCTCTGCCTTGTCCAGCCATGTCAGCTTGAACCAGTGATAAGGACCTGCAGGGTTGCAGTTGAACCAGAACTTTGAGCCATCAACCGAACAACGTCCGGTCGCCTGGTTCACAAAGCTCTCCGGCATCAGCGCCACTTCGTCAAAAAAGCACCCCGCCGCCGTGATGCCCTGCACCAGGTCCTGGGATGCTTCGTCCTTGCCGCCGAAGACGTAGTAGTAGTTTTCTTTGCCGTTTTTCCTGATGGTCAGGTAGTTTTCGGACCGGTGGTCCTCAACTACATACCCCAGGGTTTTTAGCATACGTTTGAGCGGCGTGATCACATTTCTTCGGCAGGACCCCACAGTCTTGCCGGCAATGATGAAATTCTCGCCGTCAAACTCCTCCATGGACCAGGTCACATAGGCCATGGACATGCACATGGTCTTGCCTGATCGGATGGCACCGTCTGCGATGATGCCATCATGTTCCCGGACTTTGTCCGCCAGCCACCAGGTCTGCACCATCAGCTGCTTCCTGGAGGGCGGAATGAATTTAAAAGGCCTAGCCTTCCTGTTCATCCCATACCTTCCTGGCCAGCTCTCTCAGCGCATCCACGTAGGACGTGTCAACGTCCTCCGGATCCGCAGCTGCAGACCTCGCCTTTAGGGCAGCAATCCGGGCCCGCTGCTCCTCCGTGGCGATATCCATGTGCTCCGTGAGCCAGTCCAGCGCTCTCATACGGTCAGCCAGTTTGATCGTTGTACCCTGTTTTCCGCTTCTCACTTCGCTTATCAGGGTCCCGTCAATCTCACTGCCATCCTTCAGACCTACGCTGTTGCTCTCCCCGTCGAACGTCACAAAGTCCGTCATGTCGGCAAAGGCAATATCCAGGTATTTCTGGAAGATGTCGGCCTCTGAAAGAAGCTCCCTCTGGAAGCGGTTTTCCTTCAGCCGGTTTATCTCCTCGCGTATTTTAGCCTTTTCAAGCAGGCGGCAGCCGTTCGTGGCTGCAGTCGCATAATCGCAGTAATACGCCTTCATGTATGCCTTTGTTGCGTTAAAAGACCGGACGTAAAATAAACAAAACCGTTTCTGCTTTTCCGTCAGGTCCTCGTTCGCTGCCACGGACGCGATGTCGTTGCGAACGTTCGCTTTGATTTTTTCCGAACGTTCGCTATCGTTGCGAACGTTCGCTTTATCCTTTGTCCACCCATAGCTGCTCTTCCAGCGTCTGACAGTTCCCTCCGGAACGTCAAGCTGTCGTGCAATGTCTATCAGTGCTACGCCCTGCCGGTATAAGTTCAGGGCTGTCTCTGCTTTCGCGTTCTTTGCCCTGGGCAAGAGTATCACCTTCTTTCTTCTGGGTGAAAAAATCCCTCAGGAAGGCAGGAGCTTGTAGCATCCTTCCTGAGAGATTTTCACGGTACTATTGTAGCACATGTGAATGTAAGATTGTGTACGAACTTTGATTTTTTTTTTTCAAATTCCGCGGGTTCCACGGTACTATCATAGCACATGTGAATGTATCATTGTGTATCATCTTTCAATTTTTTCACGCCATCATGTCACACTTGAAAAAATATTCGGGTAGGTTCTCTCGAATTCGGCCAGCGCATACCCGTGAAGCTGGCGCGTGTACGGATACGCGTATCCCAGTTCACTGGCGATCTCATCCAAGTGCTTGAACTCCACATATCGCTTGTACAGCAGCCGCATATAGTCGGGGTTACTCAGTCCCTGTATCTGGTTGATGATCAGGTTTTTTGTATCAACGAACTGGTCGATATCCCGGTCAATGGCCTCCTCAAGGGCTGCATATCTGATCACCGCGTCCGACAAGGTGTCACCCGAAGGGGAGGTTTTAACCCGGTCCTTAGAATAGTCGATCCCCCCGCCACCCGACGTGGCGATCAGTCTCAGCTCCTGCGCCTGCTGCATCTTCTGGCCAATCTTCACGTCAAGTGTTTCTAGCTGTTTCAAATACTCTTTTGCTCTCACTAAACAATCTCCCTTCTGAGACAGGCTATCTCAGGGCTACAGTCTCCGCCTGTTCGATCTCGGCGATCAGCCGATCGCATTCCTCAATGCGCTCGCGGTACTGATCCACCTCTGTCCACAGCTTTTCGACTTCCTCCTTCAACTGCGTGATCCGCTTCTCCATCTCATCAAGCTGGAACTGGTAGGTCTCACTTTGCATCCTGTAAGCAGCCTGTACCAGCGCCCTGTCCAGTACCAAAAGCTGCTCTGCCGCAGTCTCCGGAGCTTCCGCCGGCGCGTCCGGCAGGGGACTGCTCTCAATCGAGGCTCCAACAGGTTCCGGCTCTTCCTGCTCCTGCTCCGGTACCTTCTTCTTTCGCCCTCCGTTATGCCCGCTGGGTCTCTTGGGGACGGCGACGCCGTTGTCAGCTACAAAGGCATCAAACTGCTCTCTGTCGTACTTGCTGCTGTCCAGCATCCCTGTCAGCTCCATCAGAACACGCCGCTCCTCGACGTAGTGTCTGTATGTATCACATGCTTCGCCAATCCGTTTCAACAGGCGCTCCTTGGTTATCGACTCAAAGTTCATAATGTCCTCCTCCCCCTACCGTGGATATGTCCGGACGATCGTGTTCTCGCCCTCTGTCATGTACTTCTGATATGCGACGCTCACAACAATCTCATGTCCGCGGCGGTTGATCCGCTTGGCCGTGAACACGTGCTTATGTTTGGCCATCACAGCATACTTGAAATGGACACGCCGTCCGATGCCCTTGACACTGGCCT